GATGGAACTTTTGGTTTAGGTACTTATGGTTCTGGTATTCCAACTGGTGCAAAAGGATTTAGGGCAGATGGTGGTCCTGTTATGAAAGGTGGGAGTTACATGGTTGGAGAGCGTGGTCCAGAATTATTTAGCCCAGGTGTTTCTGGAACTATTACACCTAATGAAATGCTTGGTGGCTCAACAAATATAGTAGTAAACGTAGATGCTTCTGGTTCTTCTGTTGAAGGTGATGAAGATCAAGGAAGGCAGCTTGGTTTACTTATTTCAAGTGCGGTACAATCTGAAATAATACAGCAACAAAGACCAGGAGGATTACTTGCATAATGGCTACATTTCCTTCAATAAAACCTACATACGGACAGCAAAAAAGATCCGCACCAAATACCAGAATTGTTCGTTTTGCTGATGGTTATGAACACAGAATTTTATTTGGATTAGCACAGCATCAGAACCCTAAAATATTTAACTTTACCTTTAATGTTTCAGAGACAGACTCAGATACCATAGAAACTTTCTTAGATGCTCGTGCAAACGACTCTGACAGCTTTACATTTACTCCTCCAGGGGAAAGTTCATCTTCTGAATTTGTCTGCGAAGGATGGAGCAAATCTATACCATATAACAATAGAGCTACTATCCAAGCTACTTTTAGACAAGTATTTGAACCTGCTTCGTTATGACTACTGTTTGGTCTGCTAGTGCTAGTTTATCTTTAGGTGCGATAGTTGCACCCACTTCTGCAAATAACGGATTATTTTTTAAAGTAAGTACCGCAGGTACTACTGGTTCTAGTGAGCCAAATTGGGCAAGTGTTGTAGGACAAACTGTTTACGATAATAGTGTTAGATATATTTCTTTTAGTAGCACATTTGCAGATTTACAATCTATAAATCCTTCTGCAATTATTGAGTTATTTCAACTTAAATTAGATTTAGCATTACATGGTGCTAGTACAACATATTATTTTCATGCAGGTAGTAATTTAAATGCAAATAATAAAATTAAATGGAAAGGTGTAGAGTATCTTAGATTTCCAATACAGGCATCAGGTTTTGCTTTTCAAAAAGGACAACTACCTCGACCAAGATTAATAGTAAGCAATGCTACAGGTTTAATTTCTTCAATATTATTGGATGTAAATAAAATTACAGCAGGAAATGATTTAACGGGAGCTACAGTTACCAGAATTAGAACATTAGCTAAATTTATTGATGCAGATAATTTTGCTGATGGAACAAATGCTACAGCAGATCCATCCGCAGAATTTCCTAAAGAAATTTATTCCATTGATCGTAAATCAGGGGAAACTAGAGAAACAGTTGAATTTGAACTTGCTGCTCCTACTGATCTTGCTGGTGTTCGTATTCCTAAACGTCAAGCTACTCGTTCATTGTTCCCTGCTATTGGTACGTTTACACAATGAGTTGGCAAGATAAGGCATTGGTTCATGCGAAAGACCAAGATCCTAAAGAAGCTGTAGGTATTGTTTTAAATATTAAAGGAAAACTAAAATATTTTCCTTGTCGTAATCTTTCAATGACAGATCATCAATGTTTTATTCTCGATCCAGAGGATTATGTCAAAGCAGATAATATTGGTGAAATTACAGCTATATTTCATAGTCATCCAATAGATCCTCCAACACCTAGTCAAGCAGACAAAATTAGTTGTGAAGATAGTAATTTACCTTGGTATATTGTTAATCCTAGAACAGAACAATGGGCATATTTAAAACCATCTGGATATAAACCTCCTTTGTTAGGTCGTCAATGGGTTTGGGGTATAACTGATTGTTGGAGTTTAATTAGAGATTGGTATAAAGAAGAAAAAAATATAGAGCTTAGAGATTGGGAAAGACCTTTAACACCTCAAGAGTTTAATGATAAACCTATGTTTGAAGATTGTGCTTGGCGAACTAATTTTAGAGAATTAAGACCTGATGAGAAACTTAAAAGTGGGGATGTTTTATTAATGAGCATTATGAATCCAAATTTAAATCATGTAGCATTATTTTTTAAAGGAGATGTAATTCATCATTTAACAGATAGACTATCTTGTAGAGAGCCTTACTCTGAATGGTTGTTAAAATGTACAGGAAAGAGGTATCGATATGTTGCGTAAAATAAAACTTCATGGAAAATTAGCTGAATTTGTTGGTTATGAAGAATTTGAAGCAGAAGTTAATAGCGTAGGTAATGCTGTTAGTTTTTTATTAAATAATTTTCCACAGTTAGAACGACATATGAGTCCTAACTATTATCAGGTAAAAGTAGGAGATTTTAATATTGATGAAACTGAGGTTCATCATCCTATAGGACAACAAGATATTCATTTTGTGCCAGTTATAGCTGGTGCTGGTAGAGGTGGTTTAGGTAAATTATTGTTAGGTGCAGTATTAATAGGTGCTGCATTTCTTATGCCAGCAGGTAGTGGATTGACTTTAATGGAAGGAATAAAATTAGGTCAATTTGCTAAAGTTGGAATGTTAACAAAGACAATGTTATATGTTGGTGCGTCTTTAGCGTTACAAGGTGTAAGTGAATTATTGTTTCCATTACCGAAAGATAATGGTTTTGATTCAGAACAAGATCCTAAGTTATCATTTAGTTTTAGTGGACTTCAAAATACATCACGGGCTGGTGTACCTGTTCCCATAGTGTATGGTGAGATTATGACAGGTTCAGTTGTTATCTCTGCTGCTATAGACACTAATCAGGTAGAAGGATGACAGATAAAAAGAAACTTATACGAGGAGCAGGTGGCCCACCACCCCCACCAAAACCATATCGTGCTCCTGATACTTTACATAGTAGGCAGTTTGCTACTGTTCAAGATTTAATATCTGAAGGAGAAATAGAAGGTTTTTCAACTCCATCTAAAGCTTCTATTACTGATCGAACATCTACTGCATATAATAATGCTGCGTTAAAAGATGTATTTTTAAATGATACTCCTGTTTTAAATTCTCAAGCAGATAATACAAGTCCAGCTACTTCTGACTTTAATTTTCAAGATGTTACTTTTAAAACACGTTTTGGAGAAAGTAATCAAACAAAATTATCAGGAATACCAACAGAAAATCGAACACCTCAAACTGTTAGTACTGCTAATGTAACTACAAGTGCTCCTGTTATTAAACAAATTGATACAGCTTGTGATGCTGTTATTGTCACTTTAACTTGGGCACAAATTCAAAGATCAGATGATGATGGCAATATTCATGGATCTACTGTTGAATATAAAATTTCTGTTCAAGCAAGTGGAGGTTCGTATGTAGAAAGAGTAAACACTTCTGTATCAGGTAGAACTGCTGATTCTTATTCAAGAGATCATAGACTTGAAATGGTTGATTCTAATGGAACGGCTCTTAGTTTTCCTGTCAATGTTAAGGTTGAAAGAATTACCAGCGATGCTGATCCTGCTGGTTTTTTGAGAGATGAATTTACTTTTTCTTTTATACAACAAGTAGTTGATAGTAGTTCAACTTATCCAGATAGTGCTTACATGGCATTGAGAGTAGACAGTAAGATTTTCAATTCAGTTCCTTCAAGAAGATATAAAATTAGAGGTATAAAAGTAAGGATTCCAGGTGCAGGTGCTAACAGTTCTGGCACTCCAACAGTTGATATAAACACTGGAAGAATTCAATATCCAGAAAACTATATATTTAATGGAACAATGCAAGCAGCAAAGTGGTGTAGCTGTCCTGCGATGATACTTCTTGATCTTCTTACAACTAAACGCTATGGATTAGGAGATCATATTGCATCAGATCAAACAAGTGATGCTACGACTTTTTCAAATCTTGATTTGTTTAGTTTTTTTGCTGCATCTAAATTTGCAAATGAATTAGTGGATGATGGAACGGGTGCAGGTACAAAAGAAGCAAGATTTAGTTGTAATGTAAATATTCAAAGTCCTAAAGAAGCTTTTGATGCGATAAAAGATTTAGCAGGTGTTATGAGATGTATGCCAATTTGGTCTGCTGGAACAATAAGTATTTCACAAGATAAACCTACATCATCAAGTTATCTGTTTAATTTATCAAACGTAGGAGAAACAGGTTTTACATATCAAGGAAGTAGTTTAAAACAACGTCATTCAGTTGTTTCTGTCAGTTACTTCAACATGGATTCAAAAGAAGTAGATTTTGAAGTCGTAGAAGATAGCACCGCCATAAGTAAGCTAGGCACAATCGTTAAGCAAGTGAAAGCATTTGGTTGTACTTCTCGTAATCAAGCTGCCAGACTTGGAAGAGCAATACTTTTTGCTGAACAAAATGAAAGTGAAACTTGTTCTTTTACAACTTCTATAGATTCTGGTTTATTAGTAAGACCTGGTTCTGTAATTGAAATAGCTGATCCTGTGAGAGCAGGTTCGAGAAGAGGTGGTCGTATTGTATCTGCAACGACTACAACAATAAATATAGATGCAGAAGCACAAACAAACTTACCAGTATTAAATGATAATCCAACTATTAGTGCAATGCTTTCTGACGGAACTGTAGAAGTAGGTACAATTTCTGATATTACAGGAGCAGTTATTACTGTAAATAGTGTTGTAAAAACAGATAGCGAAGGTAATCAAACAACTCAATCTACCTTTACGTCTGCACCAGCTACAAATTCACCTTATCTTATATCTAGTACAACTCTGCAAACTCAACTATTTAGAGTTATTCAAATAGAAGAACAGGATGATATAAATTATGCTATTACTGCTTTAACTTATGTAGAAGGTAAATATAATTTTATTGAAAATAATGTACCTTTACCAGATAGAAAAATATCTGTTTTAAATGATCCCTTATCTTCTCCTTCAAACTTAATTGGAGTAGAAAAAACTATAGTTGTAAATGGTGTTGCTAGAACAAAATTAATTATTAGTTGGAAAGAACCTTCTACAACTTTTAATAGTGATACAGGAACTATTTTTGAAAAACCACAAGGAGCTAGTCAATATCAATTAAATTATCGTTTTGTTGCTGAAGATAATATAAAAGACAATTTTATAACTCAAGTTGTTTTTGGTAATGATTTTGAAATTATGGACACTAAGAAGGGAAGTTATGATATTGAAGTTTATTCATATAATGCAGCAGGTAAATTATCAACAAGTCCTTTAAGTGGAACATTATCTACTGATGGTAAAAAAGATCCTCCAGAAAATGTTACTGATCTGACAATCGAGCCAATAAATGAACAGTTTGTAAGACTTAGATTTGCACAAACAATAGCTCTCGATGTTTTACATGGAGGAAGAGTTTTTGTAAGACATTCTAATCAAACAGGATCAGGAGCAACTTTTGAATCTGCTGTAGATGTAATTCCAGCCGTAGCTGGAGCTACTAATGAAGTAATCTGTCCAGCATTAGCAGGAACTTATCTTTTAAAATTCCAAGATGATGGTGGTAGATTTAGTGTAAATGCAACAAGTGTAAATTTATCTTTAGTTGATATTTTAGATTCGATTACTGTTAAAACTGATAGAGAAGATACTGATAGTCCTCCATTTAATAACACCACATCTAGCTTGTTTAATAACACTGAATATAGTTCTAGCAGAGGAGGATTAATATTAACTAACATTGCAATTACAAGTCCAGCAACAAAAGCCACAGGAACTTATGACTTTGGGGCTACTTTAGATTTAGAAGGTACATTCTCACTTGTCTTAAAAAGACATTTTCAAAGTGCTGGTTTCTTTCCTTCTGCTTTATGGGATAACAGAGTTGGATTAGTTGATACTTTTGAAGATTGGGATGGAGATGTTGCTGATAGAGTTAATGCAAAATTATCTGTAAGAACTACAACGGATAATCCCAGTAGCTCACCTACTTATACCAATTTCAATGAGGTTGCAAATGGTACTTTTAAAGGTAGAGCATTTCAATTTAGAACAACATTAGAAACAACTGACCCTGCACAAAATATAGTTGTGCAACAGTTAGGTTATTCAGCAGAAATGCCATCAAGAACTGAACAATCTTCTGTTATTGCTTCTGGAGCAGGAGCAAAAGCTGTTACATTTTCAGCACCCTTTTTCGTTGGTACTTCTAGTATTACAGGTATTCCCAATCCTTCTGTTAATATTTCTGCACAAAATATGGCAACAGGTGATTACTTTGTATTAAGTAGTATATCTGGAACTGGTTTTACAGTTCATTTTAAAAACTCAAGTAATGCTAGTATTGATAGGAACTTTACCTATAGTGCTGTTGGTTTTGGTAAAGGAGGTTAACATGAAAAAAAGCAGCAATTAATTATGAGTGATGTAACTGATTTCACTATTGATAATGCCTCTGGTCAAGCTGTAAGACTTGATATACAAGCTTGTTTAAAAGCGTTGCAATCAAGTAATTCAAAAGGTTCAGATTTAGCTGATTCTCAATGTAGTGCAGGAATGTGGTTTTTAAGAAGTGACAGTAATACATTAAAAATAAGAGGATCAGGAAGTAGTTTTACAACAGTTGGAAGTATAGATCAAGCTAATTTAGGGTTATTGCCAAGATCGGGCGGCACAATGACAGGCCAGTTGTTAATAGATGATTCCAGTAGTGCTTCAACTCCAGCATTAAGTTTCGATACAGATACAGATTTAGGATTATTTAGAAAATCTGCGAATGTAATGGGATTTTCTTCTAGCGGTACAGAGCAGATGATATTTGATGCGAATGGATTAACGCTCCAAGCACAAAATGATTTACGTTTTGCCGATGCTGATAGTAGTAATTATGTAGGATTTCAGTCTCCATCTACAGTATCTTCAAATATTGTGTGGACTTTACCAGCTACCGATGCTGCTGTTTCTGGATATGCTCTTGTTTCTAATGCTTCTGGTGTTTTAAGTTGGGCTGCTGCTGGTGCAGGGGCAGCAGGGGGAGGGTCAGATAATATCTTTTGGGAGAACGATCAAACTGTCACACAAGATTACACAATTACAAATGGACAAAATGCTGGCAGCTTTGGACCAATTACTATACAATCAGGAGTAACGGTCACTGTTGGAAGTGGCGAAACTTGGACAGTCGTTTAATCTATGAGCCAAATTAAAGTTGACAGTATAATCCCAAGAGGAGGCCTCCCATCAGGAGCTAGTGGTGGAATTATACAAATGAAGCAAGCGATTAAAACAGATAAGTTTGCAACAAGTTCAACAAGTTATACTGATATTACTGGATTAAGTGTAACTATTACCCCACAAAGTTCTAGTAACAAAATTCTTGTTTTTTCTAGTTTACGAATAGGTGCAGGTGGGGATAATAGAGATAATAAATATCAGATTTATAGAGGTAGCACAGCTATTTCTGAAGAAAATTTTTGTAGATTCAATGGAACAGCAGAAAATTACGTTTTTTGTGACGTTCTTTTAGATTCTCCATCTTCCACATCAACATTAACGTATAAAGTTAGAGCTAAAGTTGAAAATAATGAGCTTTTTGTTAATCGAGATGGCAGTAACAGAGATTTCGGTCAATGTTCTATTACAGTTATGGAGGTTGGAATGTAATGGGTTTAGATTTTGAAGCAATAAAAAGGGCTTATCCACAAACGGTAACTATAGATGATGGTGCTGGAGCTTTTGACGCAAGCGGTAATTCAATCTCTTTAACGCAATCAAATATTGATGCTGCGAGAGTTACTCTAGATGCTGAAGCTGCTGCTGTTAAGTACAAAACAGACAGAACAACTGATGGCTCTACAATCTATAGTTCTTTTGGAGATCAGTTAGATATGTTGTATAAAGATATTGTCGCTGGTAAACTAGACACAACTGGAACGTGGGCTACCCACATAAAATCCGTTAAAGACGCAAATCCAAAACCATGAGTACATTAGCAGTCGGTACAATTAAAAGTGCTAGTTCATCACCACCAGTATTTCAGAATAGTTCTGGCACAGAAATTGGTCAGTTAGGTTTTGCATGGGCAAACATAGAAACATCTGGTACTGCGTCTATTGCAGATTCATTTAATGTGAGTAGTGTTACTGAACAAAACTCAGATCATTATAGTATAGCTTTTGCTAGGTCTGCTTCAAATGCAAATTGGGCAGTAGCTATTGATATAGAAACAGAAACTAATCACTCCACAAGTGTCCATACAACATCAGGATTTGATCTTAGAACAGGTGGTCATTTAAGTAATCAAAACTTTAGTTTTATAGCTTTTGGGGATTCATAATGTCAACACTTAAAGTCAACACAATTCAAAATACAAGCGGTGGTTCTAGTTCTACCCCAGAACAAATTGAGCAGGGAAGATTAAAATGTTATGTAAATTATAATGGAGTAACTGGTACTGCTATTTTGCAAAGTTTTGGTATATCAAGCGTTACAGATAGTGGAACTGGAGATTATACTGTTAATTTTTCCACTGCTTTTGCTAATAATCAATATTTATTTTGTCATGGTTCTACAAATGATAACCATAGTAGAGGCGGTGTTGTATTTCAAGAGGGTCGGTCAACAACTAGCTGTGACTTTTTTGGGACAAGCTACAGTAATAACTCAAGGTTTGATGTAAGAGTTCATGTTGGTTTTTATGGCGATTAATATATAATAAAAGAAAAAACTTATGGCAAATTCTGACTCAAGATTTATTTACACAGATGATAATGGCAATGTCTGTATTGTTTGTCCAGCAGATAATACAGATTTAACTTTAGATCAAATTAAAGCTAAAGATTGCCCTAGCGGAAAGACAGTTTATACTGTTAATAAATCTGCAATTCCTACTGATAGGAGTTTTAGAAACGCTTGGACTTATTCGGAGTAAACAATGGGATTTGGAACTGATATGGCGAAAGCCAGAGAAATTCACAAGACAAATATTAGAAACGCAAGAACTCCGTTACTTGCTGCACTTGATGTCGAATTTCAAAAAGCACAAGAAACTTCAGCTAGTACAACAGATATTGTTGCTAAAAAACAGGCATTAAGAGATGCACCTGCTGATTCTGGTATTGCAGCAGCTTCAGACGAGGCAGCACTTAAAGCACAATGGAATACAGGTATTCTTGGAACATCTCCTTATAGCTAATGGCAATAATTCCAGGGAAGAAAAACTTTACTGTGGAAAGGAGAGCAGACTTTCCTATAAAATTGACGTTTAAAGATTCTACTGGATCGGCAATAAGTTTGAATGGATATACTGTAGCTGCACAAGTTTACGATGAATCACGAACTACAAAATATGCAGATTGGGCGATAACATATACAGATAGAGGTAATGGAATTATTGATATGAATTTATCTGATACAGATACAGCAAATTTTACTCCAAGTATTTTGTTTTATGATGTATTACTAACAGAACCAGGTGGTAACAAAAACTATTATTTAGAGGGTAAACTGTTTGTAAGTGAGGGTTACACAACATGAGCAATCCTAATCAAGTTGTAGTTAGTCAGGTATCTGATGTAACTACAGTTGAAATCACAACAGTTGGACCGCAAGGACCAGGATTTGATCTGACTTTAGATCACTCTGATAAAGTTAATAACTCAATCATGTACTACGACTCAAGTTCTGGTAAGGTTAAGTTAGATTCAACAACTACCAAACTAACACTCGTTGACGGAGGAAACTTCTAGTGGCTAACACAATTAGGATAAAAAGATCAACTGGATCATCAAACCCAGGGTCACTAGAAAACGCTGAAGTTGCTTTTAGAGAAGGCGATGAAGTACTGATTTATGGTACGGGTACAGGGGGATCTGGAGGTTCAGCTACAAGTATTATTCCTATTGGTGGTAAGGGAGCATTTTTTGATAAGGCAACTACAAGAACAACTAATCATGTTTTAGCTGGTGCTGCTTCTGGAAGTGCTGCTGCTCCTGCATTTAGAGCATTAGTAAGTGATGATATTCCTTCAATAGCACATACAAAAATATCTGACTTCGATGCTGGAGTACGAACCAATACTCTTGCAGAAATGGCTGCTCCTGCTGCTGCTGTATCTCTAAACTCACAAAAGATAACAAACTTAGCAACCCCCACAGCAGGGACAGATGGTGTAAATAAAAATTATGTAGATGGTGTTTCTCAAGGATTAGATGTCAAAGACTCTTGTACTGCTGCAACAACAGCTAATATTACAATCGCTACTGCCTTAAATAGTGGTGACAGCATTGATGGTGTAACTCTTGCTAATGGAGATAGAGTTCTTGTTAAAGACCAAAGTACTCAAACAGAAAATGGTATTTATGTTGTAGCAGCAACTCCTGTTAGATCGGATGATTTAGCCACTGGTGCTGACGCTGCTGCTGTATTTACTTTTGTTGAAAAAGGAAACACCAATAATGATAGCGGTTTTGTCTGTTTAGCAAATAAAGGTAGTGCAACAGTTGGTACAAATAATTTGGTCTTTGCACAGTTCTCTGGTGCTGGTCAAATTACAGCAGGAGATGGACTAGATAAATCTGGTAATACTTTATCTGTTGATCTTAAAGCTAATGGTGGACTTGTAATTGAATCTACTGAAATTGCTGTTGATCTTGCTGCTAGTTCTATAACAGGTACTCTTGCAGTTGGAGATGGAGGTACAGGATCAACCTCTGCTTCGGCTGCTAGAACTGCTTTAGGACTAGCGATTGGAACGAATGTACAGGCTTTTGATGCACAATTAACTGATATAGCTGGTTTAACTCCAACAGACAGTAACTTTATTGTTGGTGATGGATCAAACTTTGTTCTCGAATCAGGAGCAACTGCTAGAGCATCTTTAGGAGCACAGGCATCTGCAACAGACTTAACAAACTTATCTTCCTGTCAATCAGGTGGATCTGCTGCTTTAGCTGCTCTTACTTCTACAGAAATAGCCATATTAGATGGAGCTACTGTTTCAACTGCCGAACTAAACATTTTAGATGGAGTTACATCAACAGCAACAGAATTAAATATTCTTGACGGAGCAACTTTAACAACAACTGAATTAAATTATGTTGATGGTGTTACTTCTGCGATTCAAACACAATTAGATGCAAAGCAAGCTCTTGATGCTGATTTAACTGCCTTATCTAGTTGTCAATCTGGAGCAGCAACAGCATTAGCCTTGTTAACTGCAACTGAAGTAGCAATTATAGATGGAGCGACAGTAACAACTGCTGAATTAAATATTCTTGATGGAGTTACAGCCACAACTGCTGAGATAAACTTAATTGATGGTGGAACGTCTGCCAGTTCAACAACACTTGCAGCAGCCGATAGATTTATCTGTAATGACGCTGGCACAATGAAACAGGTAGCATTATCTGATCTGGTTACATTTTTAGAAGACGAATCAGCATCTAGTTTCAACATAGATGGCGGCTCGTATTGAATCTAACCATTTGGAGGTAAGACAATGTCGAACACAATTAGACTAAAAAGAGCAAGCGGTAGCGATCCAGGGGGTAGTGATTTAGTAACTGGAGAAATAGCGGTAAGAACCGATACTGGTAAATTATTTACCAAGAAAGATGATGGATCGGTGGCTGAAATATCTGGTGGTGGAATAGATGATGGAGATAAAGGAGATATAACTGTCAGTAATAGCGGTGCAACTTTTACTATTGATAATGGAGTTGTAACATCTGCCAAGATTGCAGATGACACTATTGTAAATGCTGATATAAATTCAAGTGCAGCGATAGCTTTATCAAAATTAGCAACAGGAACATTACCCTCTGGAATAACCATAGCTAGAGCAAATCTACAAAATAATATCGTTAAAAATGGAGAAGTAGCGTCTGATGCAGCAATAGCAAGATCAAAATTAGCAAATGTTGACGTAGTAGATGACACATCACCTCAACTTGGCGGTGATTTACAGAGTGCTGGGAATGATATTGACTTTGCTGATAACGATAAAGCAATATTTGGTACTGGCTCAGATATGGAGTTAGTATCTGATGGTTCAACTTCTTTTATAAGGGCTGATGATTTAAGAATTAGATCAAAAAATAATTTAGAAAATTATATTACTTGTGCCAAAGATGGAGCAGTTACAGTTTTTCACGACAACAGTAAAAAGTTTGAGACAACCTCTTCGGGCGGTACTGTAACAGGAACTTTAGTTGCAACAGCTTTTACTGGTGCGTTGACAGGAAACGTAACTGGTAATGCTTCTGGATCGTCAGGGTCTTGTACTGGAAACGCTGCTACAGCAACAGCTTTAGCAAATGCTCGAACCATAGCTGGAGTTAGTTTTGACGGAACTGGTAATATTTCATTAAACAATAATGCGATTACAAATGGAAATAGTTATGTAAGAGGAGATGCAGTAGATAATGGAGGTGTTTCTATAAATGTCCAAGATGCTGATTTTGTTGTTGAAGACAACTCAGACTCGACAACGCATTTTATTTGGAGAGATCACTCAGCTAGTAAGTTATATTTAGGAACTGCTGCTGCAATCGTTACTGCCAGAAGTAGTGTAAATCCTTCAGATGATAGTACTTATAATCTGGGTGCTAATGGTACACGATGGGCAAATATTTATGGCGATCAATTATATGGTGCTGGAAGTAATATTACAGGATTAAATGGTAGTAATATTTCCTCTGGAACAGTCGCAGCAGCTAGAGTCGCAACTTTGAACCAAGACACTACAGGTTCAGCAGCGACATTAACAACTGCAAGAACTATTGCAGGGGTCAGTTTTGATGGGTCTGCAAATATCTCTCTCAATAACAACGCAATTACAAATGGAGCTGGCTATATAACTAGCTCTGGAACGTCTGCTGCCTGTTCTGGTAATGCTGCCACAGCTACAAAACTTGCTTCAGCACGAACTATCGCTGGTGTGTCTTTTGATGGTTCTGCCAATATTTCTTTAAATAACAATGCAATAACTAATGGTGCTAGTTATGTAACCTCATCTGTTATTAACTCTTTAAGTGCAAGCAATCTTTCTTCTGGAACCATACCTGATGCACGTTTTCCTTCTACACTTCCAGCGATTAGCGGAGCAAACTTAACAAACTTACCAGCTTCGGGGGGTCCAACTGGCGGTGGATCAGATAAAATTTTTACTGAAAATGCCCAAGCAGTAACGACAAACTATACAATTGGTGATACATTTGGAGCAGCTTGTAACGCAATGGCAGCAGGGCCAATCACTATAAATAGTGGTGTCACTGTTACTGTTAACTCAGGTGAAACCCTTACTATTGTTTAATTATGAAAGCTGTAACTGAAAAACAAATTCTTGAATGGAAAGAAGAATTAGATAGACAAGTTAAGACTAGAGATCATGCAAAAAAAGTTTTAGATGAATCAAATAGTAATATTAACGCTTTACAGGGCGGTATTCAGTTTGGGGAGATGTTGTTGAAAAAGAGCGAGTCATCAGACCAGCCAACAGGTATAGTGGAGCTAAACCAACAATCAGGAAAAGCACCATCAAAGAAATAGGTGCTAAAGCCTTTATTAATGCTTCTTTTATCATGTTTCAAAAAATTGCTAACATTCTTTCTATAGTTTCCTTTGTATTGGTGTCATCTGTCATCGGTGGAGGGTACTTTGGTTATAAATATGTAACATCAGAACAATTTCAAAACAAGATGATGAATAAAGTTCTTGGAGGAGTAAGTGGCATGATGCCTAAAATGTTAGATGAAGGCTTACCTGAGATGGTACAGCCATCAGTAGATATACCTGATGGTTTTGGTATCTAATGAACTGTTATTGGTGTGGTACAGAATTAATAATAGGTGGTGATATTGATATTGAAGATGGAATGGTTGGTTATCCTGAGTTTTCGGTGATGACTAATTTATCTTGTCCTAAATGCCATGCAGAAGTAGAAATATTGAAAAAAAGAGATGCCTTCGATTGAGATACCAGATATAAGTATTCGTGAGATTTATATACCAGACGTTCCAGA